AACGCCAGCAACCATCAGGGCGCGGAAAGCAGCCTGTGGGCCATTGGCATCAGCATCAAATCCGGAACCCGGAGTAATCATGTACTGCTCTTGGCCTACGTAGTCCTGAGCCAGTAATGTCCAAGTACCAAAACCGCAGACACCGAATGTCGGCACTTCTGCACAGTTCTTGACGGTACCGGAAATGTACTGCAACACGTTCTGGCGAGTCGGGTTGACCGAACCAGCAGCGTACTCTTTGGAAGCCCACCACGAATAAGCACTACGGCTAATGCCACCGTAGGTGCCAGACGAGTCAACAGCGATGGGCAAGCCCGTAAACTGCTGAGTATCCGAGGTGTTGGTGTACAGCGAGGTAGCCATAGCATCCATCATCACGTTGGTCGCATCGTTCATGCGAGCCTCAATGAGGGGGATGATCGCGTAGTCTTGCTGAACTGCGCCTTCCATACCGAGGAACGGTACCGGAGAGACAAGCAGTTTCAGATTGAACTCAGCGTTATAAGCGCCTTGCTGAACTGAAGGTTGTGCAAAAGAGCCAGAATAATCTGACCATTGTGCGTTGACAAACTGCGACCCCTGAACGGGCACCGTCACCGATGACACACCGCCAGAAGCGGTTTGACTATTGGCGATCAGTGCAGCCATGAGGGGCGTAGAGTTGTAAATCTGCACGACCATCTTGGGAATAAACGCACGGCGCGTTACATAAGTAAGTTCCGTGTATTGTTGACTCCCAGAGGCCGGTATAATTCCTCCGCCAATAGGCATTTTGATCTCCTAAAAAAAAGCCCCTAAACCAATAGAATCACAGACCAATTGGCCTTGGATTCTTCCTAAACTCGTTTAATGCCGCATGTGCTGCATCACGCGCAGCGCCTACCGGATTCTTCATAAAATCCTTGGTATTGAACTTCGACATTACGGGCTGCGGGAACTGCGATGGTGTAGGTGCTGCTGCCTGCTTCATCCACGAATGGTACTCAGCGGCAGTTTCGTGATTGGCAATACCTTTTTCAACCATTAACCTTTCAACATCCTTGATATCATCTTCGGATTCGACAAGTCCTTTTTTGATTAAGGTATCGCGGCGCTTCGTCAATTCTTCTCTAGCATCCTTTTGGCGCAGTTTGTCCTCAAGGGACTTAACGCGATCTTCGGCTTGCTTTAATACGGAATTGGTACGCTCTTCAATTTCAATCTCAGGGATTGGAACATCAGGACGTACTTGTTTTGTTAGTTGCAAGAATTGCTTGCGGGTATTGGGATTTTCAGCCAAAGTCTTTGCAAGCATTGCCAACTCTTGTTGTGCTTCTACGGATAGATTCTCTAATGACATTTTGTTAGCCCCTTTCTGTCAGTTAGATGACTTTTTTACCGTCACCCGGTTTGCCAAGAGTCATTTTGTTCTTGGCTCCGATTTTGTTCGGTGCGGTTAAGCCGCCAAACTCTGCAAAACGCGGAGTGTTGACGATTTGACCGTTCTGTTGTGTGTTATCCGTGGGTCGGCGCGGAGCGAGATTTCCGCGTGGTTTAAAAAGTTCCATTTAATTCTCCTTAAACTGGTAATGGAGGTTGTTCGGTTCCGGGTGCTGGTGCTGCTGCAACTGCTCTTGCTTCAGGCGTTGCACCACCGGCCTGCGGCAAGGTTTGAATTAGATTCATAATCTCGGCAGGCATCAACTGTCGGCTATCCGACTCACGCTCACCAAACTTAGCCGTAATCTTTCCAACAACATCCTGAAGCGCCATGCCTTCTTCGGACTGCATGCCAAAAGTTTGCAAGGCGTTTTGTAGCATGTCGAGTGCCATCATCACGTTTACACGCGCTTGCTCCATGTTTCCTGACTGCGGCTCAGGCGTGGTCATTGGGGAAGGCATAGGGGCAGTCTGACTCGCCTGCTCGTTTGGAGGCGGTGTAGGTTGTGGTTGCTCTGCTTTGAGCATGTCCATCATTTCTTTATTTGAAACAGCCATAAGTGATCCTGTTCCTATGATGTTTGGATTTTCAATTGTTATAAACTATTGTGTCAACAAAAAAAAGTAAGTGTTCGCATTTTCGCCACTTATGATTTCCGCATGTAACGGGTACCGTATGAAGTTTTGGGAAATCCTCCACGCTGTGCTTGCCGTGTATAGGAGATTCTACCCATCGCTCGCTCGGTATCCTTGATAGACGTTTCGGTAGCGCGAGGCTGATCACCTGTACGCAAGTTTCCTTCTGGTTGGTTAGACGGGGCCGCCATCGATTTCTCCCGGTTGAGGTGCAATTGGCTCTTGGCCTTGAGGAATCTCAGGGCTTTGAGGCGTTTGTACAGTTTGAGTCTGTTTTTTCAAATCTTCAAGCAGTTGTTGCTTCATCGGAGGGTCAATCATCTCGATCAAGCGCTCTTTGCTAATGGTTCCAGCCTGATAAAGGCTAAAAGCCATCTCTCGCTGATCTTCCATAAAGATAGGACTGTTGCTATGGGCATCCACCTTGACGTTGAAATCATCAGTAAACTGTTTTGCTATAAACTTATTACCCTTTTCATCAACGTAAACGGTATCATCATATACCATCATCATCTTCAAATAGAGGGTAGCCAGTTTCTCCAAGGCGCTTTCAATGACCAAAGCACGCTTTTTAGCCCGTGAAGAGCCGAGTCTAGCCAGTTGGGAGGCGTGTCCAGCGCTTCTAACACCACTTTCACCCCGGCCTTGCAGAACGGAAACGATACCTGAAGCCTCCGCAAACATGGCATCAATCTCAGCAATCTCACGAAATATGTCATTTGGAATGTCTGGAGCAAACTGTTCGACCTTGCCATTGGGCATATCGTTAGCCAATAGGCCACCAGCGCGGCGTAGGGCAAAGGTTTTCTCGTCCAAAAGGCCACCAAAGCCTTGTAATACCGTGGGTGGGTCTACTTGTTTGTCCAGCAATTGCATGATCTGGGTAGTACGCTTATTCCTCATGTCTTGCAAAAAGATTAAACGCTGTACTTCAGACTGTCCCCAATAGTAATCATATTGCGGGTTAGGAGAAATCTGAACAAAAGGCACTTCGCCTTCTAAGAACATCATCTTAGATGAGCGATCAAAGATTATTACGTTTGGTTCAGCAATCGTGACGCATAGGTAATCATCAATCTCGTCATCATAAATCCACAGTTCGTGCATCATTACCGTATCTTCGGCAATCATCGGCACGTAACGGTTTACGCCAGTCAAGTTTAAGTTAATGTTTCCGTAAATCGTAGGATTGGTCGCAGACGTAATAACACGATCCATGCCGGAAGCATTGTCAGACGTTTCTTGTTGAGAGAAGGTAATGCGGCGCACCAATTCATCACGCTTGGGGTGCGACCAAAGGCGTGAGAACAATTCGCTTTTAGTCATGTAGTATCTTTGGATCATGGCTTCTTGCCGATCCGTGTACGGAACATCTTCGCGCAACACGCCAATGGCGGCAGGTTCTACCATGTACGGATGGATGCCGTTGCGCCAAACTGGTTTAACAAAGGTAGTGTTGTAACAAAATGACCAGTTAAGCGCTTGACCAAAGACTTGATCTGCGTTGCTATTCAACCAATAATCGTATAACGCCTTGGTTAAAACAGGCACCATGCGCTGATACTCTTCAGATTCGCTTGCTCCAATGTTGATTGAAAAGCGTGTAGAATCTGCTGCATACATAAACGCAGATAGTTGATCTATATGCGGAAAGATTTTATTGTATTGTGCTGGCGCTTCTTCTGGCCCTGCACCAAACAGGTAGTAGGATCGCAAGCCTTCTGATTCCGTGCGCCTGCTCTCCATAGACACCATGCACTTTTGCATAATGTCCATGTAGAACATCTCACGTTCTAATGGGTCGGTAGGTATTCTCATTTGTCAACTTTTAAATTTTGATGGTCGGCAATATAACTGCCAATACGCGGCCCCGAAAGTTTTGATGATTCTTTAACTGCACCGATGCCGGATACGTTTTCACCTCCGACAGAGCGCAAGTTAAAGCCGCCAAGATCGCCCGGAGAACCCCATCGTGGGGCAAATGGATTATCAGGCTTTGCAAACCGTGGCGGTTGTGCCTCACCTTTTTTGACAGACTTCACATCGCTCATCTTAAAGTCCAGTGCAAGTTGTTGTAGGGTTTTGTCGCTACCCTTGGTACGATCACTTGTCATACCTACAGGCTGCAAGAAAACCACTTGTACATCGGTACACCCATGAGGACATACCGCTTCACGCGATTCAAAGTATCCG